TCGGCGAGACCCCGGACCCGACGCCGAACGAGAACTACACCGTCGCCGGCGTCAGCGCCGGCAAGCCCACCCCGGAGACCGACGCCGGCCTGGCCGCCGCGGCCCGGACTGCACTGGGGCAGGGCTAATGGCGGCGGTGACGGGCCGCAGCCCCGATCCTCGCACCGTGGCCGGCGTCGGCACGACGAACGCGAGCGCGGCCATCACCGGCCCCGCCGGCGCCTTCCAGACCGGCGACGCCGGGCGAACGATCACCGGGACCGGCATCCCCGGCGGCGCCACCATCCTCTCCGTCCAGTCGGCGACCGCCGCCACGCTGTCGGCAAACGCCACGGCGACGGGGACGATCAGCGCCAGCCTCGGCGCAGCCACCGCCACCGGCTACAGCTTCATCGGATGGGAGCCCGAGAGCGACGCCGAGGCGGCGACGTACTCGATCGCCGGCGGGGCGGGCGCTTCGGCACCCGACCGGATCACGTCCCCCAACCAGGGCATCGCCCAGCGCAGCCGCCTGTAGCCATGGACGAGACGGAAGCGCGCACGCGTCTGGAGTCGATGGTGGCGGCGTCGGTAGCCCCGACGCTCACCGTCGACGAGGTCGACGACCTCCTCGACCAGGCGCGGCGCGCTGACGTCTACGGCATCCCGCCCACCTTCGCCGGGTGGACGCCGACGTGGGCCTTCTCCTCGGCCGCAGCGGCCGGGTGGCGGCTCAAGGCGGCCAAGGTGTCGGGCGAGTTCAGCTTCACCAGCGACGGCCAGACGCACAACCGCAACGAGGTGTTCGAGATGTGCTTGAAGATGGCCGACCGCTACGCCCGCGGTGCGGTGGGCAGCGTCCCGCTCGTTCCCAAGGGCTACCCGTACGTCCCGGTCGACCCGTTCGAGGAGACCATCGTTGGCAACGGCTGAGGAGGCCCGGGCAGCCGAGTACCGCCGTCACATGGCCGCTCAGGTGGCGGCCCGGCGCGCCCGGGATGTGGCTCTCGCCGGCTCCGCCGTTGCCTACGCCGACCTGCGGGCCCGGACGTGGCCGCGCATCTACGACCTGTCCGCCGGCGTGGTGAACCCGTGACGGCGTTCAAGCTCTTCTTCCCGGCCGCCGGCGGACCGGGGACCAAGATCGAGATCGACGGAAAGCCCGTCCTCAATGCCACCTCGATAGCGGTGAAGACGGCCATCGGAGAGGTCACCAAGGTCTACGTCGAGATGCTCGGCGAGGGCACGGTCGAGGGCGAGGGCATCGTCCATGTCGTGCGCGACGGAACGGCTGACTCCATCGCCGCCTGGCTCGCCCAGATCGACCCCGATGAGCTGGAGAAGGCGACGCTCGAACGGTTCGGTCTCCTCGGCGACGGCTCGGTCGGCGCCTCCATGCTCGAGGTGCTCGGGAGGTGGGCCGGTGGTGGATCTTGACCTGACCACGGCCCGGGCGGCGGCGGAGACGCTCATGGTCGATACCTGCCGCATCACCCGCGACGCCCAGGGCGCCGACGACGACACCCTCGACCAGACCACCGGCGCCCTGACGCCGCCCAACCCGGACACGATCACCGTCTACAGCGGGATGTGCCTCGTGCATCCGTCGACCAACCTTCCCCACCCCGCCGACATCAGGGAGGGAGCGGTGGCGATCGTCGCCACCCGGATGGAGGCGGCGCTGCCGTTCAGCGCCGCCGTGGCCAGGCACGGCGACGTCCTCATCGTCACGTCCAGCGCGTGGAACCCCGACCTGGTGGGCCGCTCGTTCCGAGTGAAGGAAGCGCTGGCCGTCAGCTTCAACATCCGCCGGTCGGTGCTGCTCGAGGAGCGGACCTGATGGTCGCGGTCGTCATGAAGGTGAAGACCTACGCCGTGGTCGCCGACTTCCACCAGGCCGCCGCCATCCTGCCGGCCGCTGTGGCGGCCAAGGAGAGCCACTACCGCCTCCTGCTCAGGACCCGGATCCAGGAGCACGCCCAGGGCCGGCCGGGACCCGAGCAGGTCACCGGCGAGTATGTCGCCAGCATCGGCATCCGGGGTCCGGCGGTCGGGACTGACGATCCTCAGGGCCGACGGCTGGAGTTCGGCTACCACGGCCCCGACAGCAGCGGCCGCCACTTTCACCAGCCCCCACGCCCGCACTTCGGCCCCGCCGTGGACGAGGTCCGCCCGCTCTTCTTCGCTGCCCTCGGTCGCCTGGTCGTCGAGGCGCTGCCATGACCGTCCCTGATCGCCAGCTCGTCACCACCGCCCTCGTGTCCATGGTGGCGTCCAGCACCGGCAAGGCCGCCGGCGACCACAAGGCACCTGCCGCCAGGACGGTCGGCCAGCCGTACGTCGTCGTGTACTCCATCGCCGGCGGCGGGTTCTGGGGCCCTGGCCTCACCGCTCCCGACGCCTCGGCCGATCTCGTGTATCAACTCGACGCTGTCGGGGCCACCCGGGCCCAGGCCGAGTGGATGGGCGACGCCGTGCGTCGCACCCTCCTCGCTCGCACCAACGGCGCCTTCCAGGTCGCCTTCCCGGCCGTGTCCGGATGGGTGATGGCCGACCGGGAGCCGTCCGGGGGCCCGGGCGGGATCGGCGTGGAGGGAGTGCCGCCGAACGAGGTGTTCACGGTGGCCGAGCGATACACCCTGCGGCTCACTCCCGCCTGATGGCGGATCTCAGCGACGAGCGGCGCGACAAGATCCACGCCCTGCTCCAGGAACTCGGTGTGCCGATCGACGATGACGACCAGGCGGCGGGGGCGCTCCTGACCGGTTGGGCGCTCGTGATGTCCTGGGCCGACACCCGGGGCGAGGTCTGGCTGACCAAGGCGCACGCGGCGACGCTCGCCCACTGGGCGGCGAACGGGATGCACCACGAGGCCCTGTACGGCGACTGGCCGACCGAATAGCTCCACCAAGAAGGTCCACCGACCGCGCGGGCAGGTTCCGGGCGGTGGCCTCCATCCAGCCCGCGCCCAACCCCCACCCGCTAACCAGGAGGCTCAACCCCATGCCGGACGATCCGAACGAGATGATCCACATCAAGCACCCGAACGTGAAGGCGTTCGGCGGCCCCGTCACCCGCCATGCCCTCGACGAGGTCTGGCGCCACAAGGGCTGGGAGGCCGCCTCCGCCGACGAGGTCGCCCGCTCGGGCGAGAAGGCCCGCCTCGACGACCTCACCGGGGCGTCCGACGACGCCGCGCCGGCGGCCACGGCCGCAGGGAAGAAGTAGCCCGATGGCCAACTTCTTCCGCCGGGGCAAGTCCAAGATCTCCTTCCTCCCCGCTGTCGCCGCCTACACGGCCGGCACGGGCTCCCCCACGCGCGCCGAGATCACCGCTGGCACGCCACTGTCGGCATCGGTCACGGCCATGGCCGGCTTCGAGCTGTCCAACTCGCCCATCCCGACTCCGAACCTCAACGACCCCTTCACCTTCCAGATCACCGGTGAGGACACGGTGGCCGCATCGACGCTGACGTTCCTCGATGACGATGCATCCAGCACCATCCGAGCCGCACTGGCCAAGGGCACGGCGGGATTCATCCTCCTGGAGCCCTACGGCGACGTGGCCACCAAGCGGTGCGAGGTCTGGCCGGTCAAGACCACCGGCGTCAACGACCAGTGGACCGTCGGCAACGACCCGGCCCACTTCGTCGTCGGCTTCGCCATCACCAACGTGCCGTCGCAGAACGGCACCATCCCCACCTAGCAGTCCCTGCAGGGGGTTCACGGCCCGGGTGTTCCCTCCTCCCCCAGGAGGGCTACAAGCCCCGGCCAACCGTGGAGGCACCATGCCCCAGAAGGCAACGACGAAGGCCCGGCCGGGCGGCGTGCGCCCGGCCACCTTCGACCACCTCAAGGCCAAGCAGCCGACCGAGCGCACCGTCACCGTCATCCTGTCGGACAACCTGGCACGGGCCTACGAGGAGGCCACACAAGCCCTGGAGCGAGCCAGGCTGACCGGAGAGCCCCCCGCTGCACTGGAGGCCGCTTCCTCGGCCGCCCGTGAGGCGCTGGAGGCCGAGACGGTCACCATGCGCTTCCGTTCCATCGGCCGACGGTCCTACGACGCGCTGCTGCGGCAATTTCCCGCGACCGAGGACCAGAAGACAGCCGCAGACAAGGACGGGGCGCCGCAGCCGCCCTACGACGCCGACGCCTTCGCGCCGGCGCTCGTCGCGGCGTCGTGTATCGAGCCGGTGATGACCGTCGAGCAGGTCCGTGAGCTGTGGGACGAGTGGAACGTGGCCGAGATCCTGCCGTGCTGGCAGGCCGCCCTCGAGGTCAACACGCAGCGCCGGGTGGTCGACCTGGGAAAAGCCAGTGGCTAGATCCGCAGCTGCGGGAGGAGCTGGCCTACTGCGTCCCGCTCGGCATCCCGCACTCGCGGTTCCTGTCGTGGGCCGAGGAGGACCAGGACAAGGCGCTGGCGTTCCTGCGGGAGCGGTCGACCGTCTGCACCGGGTGTGGAACCCGGCAGGCGGACTGGGATCGCGACCGCTTCGCCTACGTGGCCGAGTCACACCAGTGCTCGGGTTGCGAGCTGCTCGCCCAGGAGCAGGAGAACCTCCCCAAGCAGGCGCAGGGCATCCGGTCGTACCTGGTGCCCCGTTCGCCGGCCGACTCGATGGAGTGAGCGCCTGATGGCCTTCCGCAATATCGAGGTCCTCCTCAGCGCCAACGCCACGTCCCTCAGCGCCCAGCTGGCCGCCGCCGCTCGGGAGCTCGACGCCTTCGGCCGCAAGATCGAGGCCGGCAACGCCGCCACCGGCGCCTCGTCGAAGGTGCTCATGGCCGGCATCGCCGCCGGCGGCGTGACCGTGGCGGCCGCCCTCGCCTACAGCGTGAAGGCCGCCGCCGACTTCGAGACGCAGATGCGCAACGTGAACTCGATCAGCGGCCTGTCGGAGCAGTCGCTGCACGCCCTCGGCGCCCAGGTCCTCGACCTGTCCCGCCATCTGCCCCAGTCGGCCACGGACCTGGCCAAGGGGCTCTACGACATCGCCTCGTCGGGCTTCCAGGGACCGGACGGCGTCACCGTGCTGAGCAACGCCGCCAAGGCGGCCTCGGCCGGGCTATCGGACACCGCCACCTCCGCCAAGGCCATCACCGCTGTACTGAACTCCTACGGCCTCGGCGCGGACAAGGCCCAGTCGGTGAGCGACTCGCTGTTCCAGACGGTCAACCTCGGCGTGGTCAGCTTCTCCGAGCTGGCCAACTCGATCGGCG